AGTAGCGGGTGAGGCTGAGGTTAAAACTATCCGTAATAAGATACGTGAAATAGTAAGCGGTGCGGGTGAGACTTCACCTGAGAACTGAGCTAAACAATCAGGCGTAGATGTTGAATACATTAACGAACAGATAGCTTATTTTATTGATAAGAATATTTTAAACGAGTCAGAGGCGGGATTTACTGTAACTGATAAAGGATTAAACAAAGCAGAAGATTTAGAGCCTGTATTAAAAACTGAAACTTATACCGTATATAAATACGTAGTAAGGAATGATGTTGAAGGTGGGGCTATAATCCCAACTACTAGAAAATTCTGCAAAGATTTAATTAATAAGAATTACGAATATTCAAGAGCTGAGATAGAGGGGATTTCAAGACAAACGGGTAGAAACGTTTGGGTTTATCGTGGAGGCTTCTATCACAATCCTCAAATAGACGAAACAGAGAAATGGTGTCGCCACATTTGGAAAGGTATAACTAAAACAAGAAAGAAGAAATGACAACGGATGCACTTTGGATAAGCGAAACCTTTTTAAAGGACAATTCAATTATAAACGATAATGTGGATTTTCAAACCTTGCAACCTGTTATTATTAAGGTTCAAGACAAATACTTATATCCTATTTTGGGTACTGATTTATTTGAGGAAATATCCGGGCAAATTAGAGCTAACACAGTAACGGCTTTAAATACTACTTTACTAAATAATTATGTAAGGAAGTGTTTAATGTGGTATATCCTTCACGAATCCCCTCCTGTATTTAAATACAGATTTATGAATAAGGGGGTAATGGTTAAGAACTCTGAAAATTCTCAACCTGCGGACTTAAAAGAGATTCAATTCTTAATGAACAACTTTAAGCAAGATGCTGAATGGTATGCTGAAAGAATTACAAAATATTTAATTAAAAACGAATCGAGCTACCCTCTTTATAGAGCTAACTCTGATTTAGATGATATTAGACCAATCGGAAACAACTTTACAAGCTCACTTTTTTTAGGTGATGATGGTTGTGATGAGGGGGACTGTTTAAAAAACCTTATTAAATGACCTTTACACATAACCAAATAGTAAAATTATTACAAGACACCGCAACTAATCACCAAATGATTAAGAGCTTTGGCTTTGGTGATATTTGGGAAGAGGGGGCTACTGAACAATTACAGCCACTTGTATTATGGGGTATTGATTTAGAACATAAAATAAATAGAAACGTACTGAACGAAACATCTACTATTGACTTAAATTATAAGTTAATTATAATGGACTTAGTAGATAAGGGTGAGAACATGGAGAACGATGTTTTAAGTGACACGCTCCAAATTACCTTAGACGTTTTAGCTGTTTTAGGATATAAGAGTATGTATCCTTTTTATCAGTTTAGTTACTCAACTATAAAACCTTTTACTGAAAGATTAGATTCTGAATACACAGGGCATGAAGTGGATATTACTTTCACAATGCCTTTCGATAATAATATTTGTCAAGTCCCTTTAGATAATTTACCTACTAGCTACACACCAACTCCTTCAGGGGGAATAGAATGGAGTGCAGTACCAAGCTCACGTACATTAACAATTAACGGGACTACTTATGATCTCAGTGAAAATAGAACTTGGACTATAAGCACAGGAAATACTTACACCGCAGGAACAGGATTAAGTTTAACAGGTACAGTATTCAGTATTGATAACACCGTAGTTACTTTAACGGGTAGCCAAGCGTTAACAAATAAGACAGGAAACATATCACAATGGACAAACGATAGTGGATATTTAACATCTTTAACAGGGGCGGTTACATCGGTTTCAGGAACAATAAATAGAATAACATCAACTGGGGGAGCAACGCCCGTTATAGATATTTCGGCTTCTTATGTAGGTCAAACTTCATTAACTACATTAGGAACAATAGCAACAGGAACATGGCAAGGTACTTCTATTTCTACTACTTATACAGACGCTAAGATTAAAGGTTCATTAGCTGCAACTGCGGGTTTAATAGGATACGGAACAGGAACGGCAGATACAATTTCAACAAATGCTAATTTTCTTTTTGATTCTGCAAACGTTGGTTTAATTGTTGGAGATACTGCTTTAGGAGCTTCAACAGATGTAGCAAGGTTTCAAAAAAATCAAAACGCTGCGACTGCTTTTAGAATTTACAATACAACTTCAGGAACGGCAGCCCAATCTTTCATACAATTATTAGATGGTACTGATGCTTTTAATTTCGGATTTACAAATACTTCTTTTACTCCTTCAGGTGCAATAACGGCTAAGACTGCTTATTTACAAGGTACGGGAACGGGTGGATTAGTTTTACAAGCTACTAATGCAGGTGGAGCTATCCAAATGACTACGGGAGGTGCTACTGTAAGGCTTAGTATTTCAAGTGCAGGTGTAATGACCTATGGGACTTCGGCTGCGAGTAGTCAACATATTTTTAACGTAGGTTCAAGTACTTCTCAAATAATTTTAAGAGAAAAAATAGGAGCTACAACACAAGCAGCTTTTTATATCGGGGTGGCTTCGGGTTCTGAAAGTTCTACTAACTATACTATAAATTACAACGGTACTTTACAAATAAATAGTCAAAGCACAACTACCCCTCTGTCTTTAAAGACTGGTGATAGTGCGGTTTATACTGTTACACCTACTAATACATCTTCAGTTGCTCATCACCAATGGAGTCAAAGGACGAGATTAACATTAACTGCATCGACTACGGTTGCTTCTTATTTATTTGGAGGTAATACTCAGCAATGGGCTACGGGTGCTATAACTAATCAATACTTTACACACTTCTTATCTAATACGATGGGATTTGTTGCTGCTAGTACAGCGACTAATGTTTTTGGGGTTTTTATTGAACAGTCAACAGTAGGAACTAATGCAGTAATTACAAACAACTACGCTTTAGGATTAGCTTATGATAGCAGTAATTATTTAGGAGTTGCAGTTTCAAGTGCGGGTGTTATAACGCATACTGCGGTGGGTGCAAGTGCAAGACACAACTTCGCTAATAAACTATCATCAACTCACCCAACAGGAGGTATAGGATATAATACAGGGGCGGGGGGAACAATTACTCAAATAACAAGCAAAGCAACAGGGGTTACTTTAAATAAAGTTTGCGGTCAAATCACAATGAATAACGCTGCTTTATTAGGTGGAGCTTCTGTGACATTTACATTAACTAATAGTGCTATCACAACAACAGATACTATTCATACTAATTACGCTAGTGGTGGAACTATTGGGGCTTATAGAATAGATGTAGATAATATAACCGCAGGGACTTGTGATATAACTGTAACAAATTTGACAGGTGGAAGTTTAAGTGAAGCAATAGTAATTAATTACGCAATTTTAAAAGGAGTAGCAGCATAATATTATGAAATACGAATTAACAAACTCGGTAGTACTATCGGAAACGGTAATAAACGAGAACGAATACTCAGTAGATATTGAGTTGTATATCCACCCTACTGATGGGATAGCTCCTGACTTTCACAAAACTATAACAGTAGTTAGTGATAACAAACAAACGGGCTTTGAAGTTGACGCACAACGTGAGCAAGAAATTAGTATATTTATCGAAAATATAAATAAATAATTATGGCTAAGAAAATCGAAAACAAAATTGCAAAGATTAGCGACAAAGAAACGCTAACTTACGGAGAATTGATTATGACTTGCGTTAAATCGCCTACAATCTCTAACGGTCAACCGCAAGGATATGACTACGAAACTTTAAAAAAGATTAAGCGTGTTGACGATGTAATCGGTACTGATAAATTAGTTAAAGAGTATTCGTTTGAGGATGCTGATTATGAATTTATTAAATCTAAAGTTCAGTCTATGAACTGGGGAATTTACTCGGCTGAGCTTATTAATTTCATTACTTACATATTAGAACTTAAATAATGCCTAAGTTCTCTGACTTAACATTCACTTCAGCCGATATAATTAAAGGGGTTACTTTTTTTTGTATAGTAGGGGCTATGTGGGCTGATTTAAAAAGCGATAAGGTTAAAACCAAAGCCGATATATCATTCTTACAATACCAAGTTAACGAGTTAAAACAGATTTGTGGAATATTACCTAAACCAATTAATTTAGAAGATGATAAGCAAACACATAACCCTCTCCGAAGCAACTAATAGCCCTACGGCTTTACGCTTAAAGATTAATAACGAACCTAACGAGACTCAATTAGAGGCTATGAAGGTTGTGGCTAATATGTTATTTGAGCCTTTAAGAGAATGGTATGGTAAACCTATTAAGATTAACTCTTTCTTTAGATGTGAAGAGCTTAACAAATCGGTAGGGGGCGCTAAAACATCGAGTCATTGTCATGGTTGTGCGATTGATATTAACGCCGGAAGTAAAGAAGAGAATAAAAAGCTATTCGATTACGTTAAAGCTAATTTAGTATTTGACCAATTAATAAATGAATACGATTATAGTTGGGTTCATATATCGTACAAGGTAGGAATGAATAGAAACCAAACATTAGTAATAAAATAGTTATATTTGTATTATGGAAAATCAAAAAGAAATAATCGTAGTAAAATTAAACACAGAAGAAATAGTTGCTTATTTAAACCCTAAGGAGTTTGAAGATTCTGTAACCGAAACTATTAAAAGTATTAATGATACCAAATCTGTTTGCGTATTAGGCGATATGCTTTGTAAATGTAAAGCAAGGACATTTGAAAATTTTTTAAATGAAGGTTGTGAGTATTACGTAACCAAACCGTTATAGTAAAATGATAAAGAAAATAGGCGAATTTATTAATAACCTTGTTAGGTCATTAGATAACACACAAAACTCAGGATATTCAGCTCGTAAATTATCGGCTTTTGTCGGGGTTATGGTAGCGGTTTATACTACTATTAAGTTAATACCTAAAGAGTATTTAATAGAGGCTCTATACGCTTGGTTAGGGTTCGCTCTTTTATGTTTAGGAATTGTTACCGTTGAGCAAATTATTAAGTTTAAGTCGGGGGGCAATACTACCGAATCGAAATAATACGTATATTAGCGAATATTTACGTATAATATGGCTATAAGGAGACTATTTTTTGACATAGAAACATCCTTTAATATTATAGGCGATTTCGCCTGTGGTTACAATAAATCAATAGGTCACAATCAAATCTTAGAAGAACGTAAAATTATCTGTATTTGTTACAAATGGGAGGGTAAACCAAAAGTTTATCACTTACAATGGGACTCAAACAAATGCGATAAGAAAATGATTAAATCCTTTCTTAAAGTTCTTAACCAAGCTGAAGAAATAGTCGCACACAACGGAGATAGATTTGATATTAAATGGATTCGGGGGCGTTGTTTTATTCATAATTTAGACATGATGCCTACTTATAACACAGTAGATACACTTAAAGAAGCCCGTAAACAGTTTAATTTAAACTCGAATAGGTTAGACTACCTTTCAAAAATAACAGGCGGAGACGGTAAATTAAAGACTGATTGGGATATGTGGGTTAAGATTACTTTATACAACCACAAACCGAGTCTTAACAGAATGGTTAAGTATTGTAAGGTCGATGTTTTAGAATTAGAACGGGTTTATAAAAAGATGTTCTTGCATATTAAGACTAAGACCGCAGTAGATAGAACTTACCTTTGTAATTGCCCTAATTGTGGTAGTGATAGAATGAGTCCAAACACTTATAGAATCAATGCAAGTGGTACACGAATGGTTAGTTTAGGATGTAAGGATTGCGGAAAGTACCACTATATGCCTGCTAATAAATTTGAATCAGAACGTAAAAAAATGACAAACTAATGGACAATCTACAATGGCTTAAAATAAAAGTACTTTATTCTTTGACTTCAGGAATTGATGAAGAGGAGTTAAGCGATATTGATATAATAAGATTAAAAAATGAAGGCTTTGAGGATGGTCACGAAATAGGGACTGCTATATTTAATCTAAGTATTGATCCTATTATGTATTTAGAGCCTCGTTCATTTGTACCAAAAGAGAAAAGCAATAAAAAGTACTATACTAAAATAACATTCGAGTCTGGTAACTTCATTTGTGCCGTTGGTAAACCTGAAGATATTTACGATGAGATTTGTGTTTATGCTAATGAACTAACTAAAAAGTAACTTACAATTATGGAACATATAAAGAATTGGTCACCCGTAGTAGCTTTAGTATTAATATTTATTTTACTAATGCAGTTAAGGGGATGTGACCCTAAACACCCCGAACCTACAACAATACCCGAACAAGCCCGAACCGATAGCTTTAGAACGGTTATTAAGTACCACGACTCTGTAAGGGTTAACTACATAACAAAGTGGCGTAATAAGACTAGATTAGTGGATTCAAGCCCTTGTTATACTGAGGTTAAAACTATCATAGCAGAATGTGATACTATCATTCGCATCGACTCAATATTGATTACATCTTTAAAAGGTCAAGTATCTAATGACTCTGTAATAATTTTTAAACAAGGCTTAATGTTAAAAGCTGATAGTTTACATATTTGTAAACTCGATAAGAAAATTAAAAGGAATAGGCGATTAGCCCTGTTCTTTGGGGCTATTGTAGCGGGGGGAGTTGGGGTTAAGTTGATTAATCCATAACGACCCCAGTACCGCCTTTGGATTCTTCTTTAGTTAGGTCTTTTATTTCATCAAGCCCCTTTGTATATGGTTCAAAGGCGACATCCAACACTTTTAAAATCCTGATAACATCTTCAAGTGTTTTAACTTTTTCAAAATCTATTTTGTAATGGCTAGTGTAATACATTCTCAGTAGGTGTTTATTGGTTACAAATTTAGTTTATTTATTCGGACTGTTAAAGCCCTGTGGGGTTAATACCTTATTATAGATGGGGGTTAAATTTATTGAACTTTTTAATAGCGTTTTTATCATTAATGGCATAGCACGTAAATACACATTCTGCTTTTAGCATTTTAGTAGTTGAAAATTCACCAAGCGAATTAAAAAAATACTCCTTACATCCATTTGGTATAACTATCGGTACGGGTGGAATATGTTTACCTCCTTTTAATTTTTCAGGGTCTATACCGCTATTAAACGGGTCATCAACTAAAAATACAGGCTCAGACTTCCTATTAATAGAATCCATTGCCGCCATCATTGCCATTGCTCCTATTACTCCGATTTTTTTATTCATATCATTTCACTATTAATTCATACCCCCTAACAACCTTCCCAAACCACTCTCCTATATCTTCAGGATGAGTAGCGATAAACCAATATAGTACGAGGTTGCTTAGTACTATTAGTGTTAGTCTGTTATTTTTTATAAAGGATTCCATTAGAATGTTAAGGATTGTTGAGTGGTTTCTTTTTTAGTTAGTATTCCTAAAGCAGTATTAAATATTGTTAGTCCGGCTTCGTAGTCTACTAGGTTACGAGCTATTTTTTGAATAGGTTGTTCACCTTTATATTGTGTAAAGTCGTATTCGTGAAATATGCAAAGGTTTTTAAGTTCATCTTTACCTCTTTGTGTAGCCTCATCAAATCTTGTGCTTAAAATATTTGGCAAAGTAAAATTAGTCCAATATAAATGCCTACCTCTTTTTTGTGCCGGAACCAATGGTTCGTAATAACCCGATACGTTTTCAACGCAATACTTACCACTAAAATAATTATCTAACAATATTATTTCTTGGTATAAGGTCATATCAGGATAAACAACATCACACATACCACCTTTACTACCCCAAAAACGAGCCTTAGAATGTGTCGGACAAGGCGGTGAACTCCAAATAAAATCAAACTCTTTATAGTGGTCTAAAAGATATTGGTGTGCATCCGCTACGATTACAGTATCATTAGGAAACCTCTCTTTATACATTCGAGCTAATTCCGGGTCAAGTTCAACCGCAGTAATTTCGTGGTCGTTACCCCACTTGTAACGATTACCTCCTAAACAGGCATATAGATTTAATACTCTCATTCGTTTGATGGATTAAGGAGGGCTAACTCTTTCGTTTTATCTTGGCTCATCTCTCTTATGGTTTAGGGGTTAAATTTCTCTTAAAACTGAATCTCTAAAGTTCTTTATTAATTGGTCAGGACTCTTATAAATCGTAATTAGTTATTATCATTGTTTCTCCAAAAAACTTAGCCGGGACTTCGCCTATCTTTAATCCCCTACCTTTTGCAATATCTATCATTAACAAATCAGTAGCATCAAGACTATGTGTTCCGTAAGGGATGTTTTCTAACATTTGATAGTAAGAAGGTCTAAATAAAAAAGTAACAATATCCGCATCCTGTTCTATACTTCCTGAATCCCTTAAATCGCTTAGGATTGGTTTTTTAGTATCTCTTAACTCTACTGCTCTACTTAACTGACAAAGTGCAATAACAGGGCAATTAAGCTCTTTTGCGGTGCTTTTTAAAGCTCTTGAAATCTCACTTACTTGTTGTTCTTTATTATTTCCCTGACCAGTCATAAATTGTAGGTAATCCACTACAAACAATCTAACCCCTTTTTCGTAGTACATTTTACGGGCTTTGTTTTTAAATTGATTAGTTGAAAGATTAGAACTACCATCAAAATAAATAGGTGCATCTGTTAACTCTCCGCAGTTATTTTCTACATAAAGTAACTCCCCCGCATTCATTCCCTTTTGGTTTATTTTAGTATTGTTTATTCCCGTATGTGATGAAATCATGCGACCTACTAATTCATTAGGGGTCATTTCAAGACTAAATATTCCAACAGGTATAGACTGAGTCATAGCGGGGTATTTAGCTAATTGTAAAGCAAAGGCACTTTTACCCATTCCCGGTCTTGCTCCAACTATTATTAAGTTTCCGTTTTGCCAACCTCCTGTAACATAGTCAAGATTTTTAATACCTGACATTATACCCGTTTTAACATTTCCCGCTAATACGTCCTTTTGGTCTTTAACAATCTCTAAATGTATTTCCTTAATTGTCTTTATGTTTGAGGATGCTATTGAGGTTAAGTCTTTAAGCTCTTTTTCAATAAACCCGATAACCTCAAAACAATCGGATGCGGTCTCATTTACCTTATTTTCAATATTTAAGGCTAGTTTTTTAAGCTCTCTTTCTAAATATTTTTGGTAAATAATAGCTGAATAGGTTTCTATGTTTGCTAAAGATGCGGGTTTAGTTGTTAGCTTGTTAAGATAGTAGGCTACCGATGAACCTTCCAATTCCGCAACCCCAAGCCTTTTAAGCTCGTTTATTACGATAAATATATCTACACTACCCTTTGAGGATAAAAGTGTCTGTATTGCCTTAAAAACTAGCTTATTCTCGTTTTTATAGAATACGTCATCTTTTAAAAATTGGATTTGATTAACCGCTAAAGCTGAATCGGTTATAATAAACCCTAGTACTGCGTTTTCTAATTCTATGTTATAAAGTTCTTTCATCCTAATAATGCGTTACGGGTTTGAATTTTAGTTGGTGGGTTTTTAAGTAACCACCGTTTAAAGTGAAATAAAAATTTAGCATAAGTTGGATAAGAAACTTCACAACACTTCTTAAACTCCTCAATTCTAGGTAGTAATAATTCCTTACTAGATAAAGTCATCCTAGCTATATCCTCTAAATCCATTGAGTTTGGTAAATCTTTAAACCATTGTGTGAGTTGGTTAACACTTACATTAACATTATCATTAACTGTTACTGTATCTGTTACTGTAACATTAACAGTTGACTTGCTTAAACTAGGTTCAACCTGCTTCAACTTGCTTCGTTTTTCTGCACTTGCTTTACCTCCCTTAGAGTAACCTTCTTTTGTTTTCTCCCACTCCTTTAAATCTCTCTTTAATTGTTGCTTAATTGGTTCAAATACAATATCTAAGAGTTCGTTAGGTGCTTCAGGGTTTAAGTCATTTATGTACCTTAAATAATGTTTAAAAAGGAGTCCAGCGTTAACATCACTAAGTTTCTCAACCGTATGAATAACGTCACAATATAGTAAAACGGACTTTTTATTAGTTGCCATTATTAAGTTTTAAGTAGTCAATATTAGAAAATTTATATCCTTCTTTTTCAACTGCTTTTTGACAAGCCTCAAAGATTGTAGTTGCTAAGATTATAAACCTTGAACCATTTGGTGATAATATATTAAATGAAGTCATAAAAAAATATCCCTACTAATCAAAGGCAGTCCAGTCGTACTGAAAGTACTAAGGCAATGAGTTTCGGGAATATGTTTAAAATTTTTCATACTGAACTGCGAGGTAAAGATAATTATTATTTCTAAAGGTTTAATCTCAAAGTAAAAAAGATATTAACAATTAAAATAGTTTAACATTATATCTTTGGTTTCCAAAATTACTAACTACGTTCCATTTAACAACCCCGTTAACTGTTACTGTTATATCATTAGCCTGATAAGAACAAACACTACAAGCCTTAGAATAAAAGAATAAGTCTATACTATCAGATTGTAATATTTTAGTAGTGTATTTAACTAATGAATAAGTATAAGCGGAGTCGTGGGATAAGGTGTCATCACCCGCCCAATTAATGTTAATCCATCCGTTGCCTCCGTAGCATTTAGAATAAACTGTAACTGTTTTATCGGGTACTGCGGTTACTATTGGAGTCGTTACTGTTGTTGGTGCTACTGTTGCTTGTTTCTTACATCCCGTAATAAACAAAGCTAGAATTATTATTTTTTTCATGGTTTTATTTGTGTTTTATGTCCGTTAATTTTTGATTTGTAAAACATTATTAATTCAGCTATCTCAGGTATTGATAATTTAGTGCTTAGTTTCCTTTGCTCATAAAGAGTATCAAACCTATCCTGACCTATTCTTAAAGCTAATCCTTTAGCGTATTCAGCTATATTTCCATGTAAGTGTTGATTGCATCGGACACATTGAGCGTGGACGTTATCCTCATTAAATCTTAGGTTAGGATAAGCCCCACAACTAAAGTAATGACCCGCATCGTATTTCTCTCCTAGTTTACCTCCACAGCTTATACAGGATTTGTTTCTATCTCTTAGCCGGATATAAGTGTTAAACAATGTTTGAAGTAAGTTAATAGAGCTTTGATGAGTTACTAAAGCCTTCTTCATTTCCTTAACTCTTTTAGTTACTTGTTTTTTGGAATTAAACTCTAAGGCACAATCCATACTACAAACTACTTGAAGGGGTTGATAAGGTAAAAACTCCTTTAAACACTGTTTACACTTCTTTTTTTTAGGCTTATAGTTCATTTAATTTTGTTTATTAGCTGATATTGTTGAACGTAAAGACTCTAAAACCTTATAACCTGAAGACATCAAGTGTCTTATTTTATAGAGTTCAGGTACTTTATAATCTGATTCTCTTTCTTTTGATGCGTTACTTCCTTTAGTTTCAAAGTAAACCCCTAGCCATTGATTATGATAGTAGATTCTATGTTCTGCTAACCAGTGAAGGTTAACGGATAAGTCTCTTAATATCTCGGATTGTTCCTGAGTAAAAGAAAGTTTTTTAGTTTCATACTCACTAATGGACTTGTTAATCTTTTCTAGTATTTCTTCTAAGGGTTTCATTTGTTTCTTTGTTGAAATTCATACTCCTTTAAACGCTTATAGGCATTATTAGATTGTTTCTTCATTTCATAATGAACGGCATCATCTTTAAAAAAGTCATCTTTAACCTCAATCCTTTTAAGTTTATAATCCTCTAAAGTCAAACCGAATGCGTTTACTATCCTTTCAAATAAGTCTTTGTCTAATTCGATTGTAACCAATTCTAAAGGCTCTTCTTCAGCATCTTCGCTTACATAGACACAATTTTCTTTACAGTCTGAACATCTACCTAAACCCCAAGAGTCGCAGTCCCCGTTACCAACAGGATAAGCACCGCAGCAATTACTTACTTTTCTCATTATTCAGCCATTTTAATTACAAAGTCAAACAATCTTTTAGCAGTAGTTTCAACTTCATCTAAGCTCATACCCATTTCAATACCGTAATTAGTCGCATTAGTCATTGAGTTTTGAGCTACTATTAATCTTTGTACTCCTTCATTTTTTACAACGGGATAACTTGAATTATTATTAACTACGTTTGGATTACTAACAACCTCTTCTTTTTTAACTGACTTAGCTTTGTTGTACTCCTGACCTTCGTCTGTAATTTCATAGGTTAATTCCCAACCTACTTTCTGTTCATTCTTTTTACCGATGCTAATTTTATCTCCATTCTCCATTAATAGATTGTGGTAGATTGTAGTCCCGTAGTTGTTTGTAAACGGCTTAGAGCTTACTACTGTTTTGATTTTACTTGTTTTGATTTCCATTGTTTTGGGTTTTATTTGGTTTATAGGTTTATTTCCAAGTTTTATTTATTGAGTTAAGGGTTACAGATACCATTCCCTTTCTTAAAGTAGTCCAAACATTAGTGTTAGTTGTTTCAACCTCTGTTTTAAAAAGTCTTGCATATCCCTCTATAACCGTTAAGTCAATAGAGTAGATTTCAAAATCAGCCTCAATGTCTAAGTTTAAAAGTTCCTCGATGTTTGTTAGTTTCATATTAATCAATTTTAAATTCGTTTAACCATTTTTTAACTCTCGTTTGTTCTATTTTAAAGTGAACCGATTTATTTCTTTTTACCTGACCTTTATCAGAAGTGTGTCTATTAATCTTTGATAAGGCTAAATCCCACTTTCTCATAATTTGGATTTGGTCGTGTCCTAATTCGTGACGGCTTAAAAACCGTACTGAACTGAATGTTGGGTCGTTTGTCTTCATTAGTTGTTTAGTTTAAATTTATAATTCGGTCTTGAGTATAATTCTATTTTTTTAATCCCGGTATTAACTAAAAGCCCTTGTTTAGTTAAAGTAGTTATAGCCCTTCTAACGCTTGTTATTAAGAAACTATGTCCTTTAGCCTCTAACTTATTTAAAGCCTCCCAAGCCGTTAAAGCCCTATCAGGATTGTCTTGAAATAACTCTAAGATTATAATATCCTGAGCATCGGCAGAGTTAGTGAAACTCATTAGCATTTGACCGCTTTCTTCTGTTGAGTTGTAAAACATATTATTTAACTTTTATTGTTTCTAATACTTTATTAATCATTTCAGGGGTATATTCATTTTTTAATAAGTAACGCTCCATTTCTCCCTCTTTAATACAATCAGGACAGTAACATTCAGAACACCAAGCATCATAAGCTAATAATCTAAAGTCCCACATTACCCCACATAAAACACAGGTGCGACCATCAGCAAACTTCTCAGGTGTGCTTAAATGATATTCTCTTAATTCATCAGGAGTGTCCATTACTTTAATTTTTCTAAAATCTGATTAATAGTTTCAAGTGATACATCAAACTGTTTTGAGCAACCAATCATAATTTTGGCTTTAGAATTTTCGCTGATTTTTTTAGCAGCTTCCCAAAAATCCCTAGAGAATAAATGACCATCAATTTCTGTTTTTTGTTGAGTTAGAATCTTCACCTCATACCCCCCTATCTTAATTACTTCGTCTTTAATGATGGTAGCCCATTTGCCTTGTTTGTAGATGCAATGTCTACCGTAACCAGTGGTGTGTAATTCGTCATTTTCAAAATCAAAAGTATCACCCGAACCAACTTTACCTATTTCGTGATTATAAGCCTTTACTGAATTTGTTAACGCATTAAATCTAATCTCAAACTTAAACCCTCTCTTAATAGCTTCCTTAGTTAAGGCTTCTTGTATCTCGGATGGGGTGGCGGGGCGTAAGTTTTGAAGTGTCCAATTAGAGCCTTGTTGCCATCCGTTTGAATCAAATCCGTAACAATCATATCCGTTTAGATTTTTTAAATAAACAAGATGAATACTAGAATCATTATAGCCATACCATTTATTTAATTCAGGTTTAACTAATGAAGCTTTAAACTCTTCAAATCTTTTATCTTGCTCTGCCTTAAAGTCGGCTAACTGTTTTTCTATTGTCATATCTTATTTTTTAGTTTGTTTCCAAAATTTAACATCGTTCTTAAAAAAAGACTCCCATGTTGGTTCTTCATCTTTAAACTGATTAAGAACTATTAGCACACAAGCACCAAAGGCTAAGGCTATACAAAGTACTAATACTACAATTTCTAACATAATTAAGATTTTAATTCGTTTAACATTCGCTTTCTTTCTAATAGATAAAGGTTTATTTTATCGTGTGTGGACTGAGAACAAGAACCGTTTAAAGCGTTGTAAACCGTTGCTGAGGTAATCCCCATTTCTCTAGCTGCTCTACTAACATCTAAGTTGTTAAAGTGCTTAATCCAAATGCTTAAAGTTGTTTTTTCTATTTTCATGGTTGTTTAATTAATTGCAATCGGCTACTTTAATGTTTGGAGCAAAATTTCGCCGACTCGTAAAAGTTAGGTTAAATATTGTTTATAAAATCTCTAAGTAATTGTAGGTGCTGCCCTGAAAGAGTAATTCCATTTATTTCAAAAATATCACTCATTCCATCCTCACAATAACTTTTTATTATCATAGTTTGCTTGTTTGAATTTTTGTCCTGAGTTGTGTGGTTGTAATCTTTGTACTTAGTTGTTGCATCAATTGTAGTGGTTTTCTTTCCATAATCGTCACTTGTTGTTTCTAGGGTTGTTTTTTCTATTTTCATGGTTGTTTAGTTAATTGCGGTACGGTACTCCTTTCGTTTCCCATACTCGCAAAAGTTAGGTTATTCAGTGGCTTTTTTAATTGCTTTATAAGATTTAATTATTGCGCTTTCGATATCCCCTTTAGTTACCACGGCAGTATGTAAGTTTTGGAGAGCCTCTAATAGTTCAGGGGCGGAGGCGATTAGTTTTTGATTAGCGGTTATTTCTTCGTTATGGTCGCTCCCCATATTTAAAGCCATCCCTCTAACTGTTATGGTTTTACCTTTTGAATCAACAATACTATTGTATTTGTTAATTGTCCACGGCGCTGGTGTATGTTTTAAATTTTTCATTTTTGCGAGTTTTAAATTGTTTATACGTCAAATATAATGGATTCTTTTTACATAAAAACTATAAAAGTTAAACTATTTTCATATAGTTTAGCTAAAGTGTTGATAACTAGATTAATAAAATTAACCTAACTTTTATAAATTTGAGTCCAAGATGCCTGAATGGGATGAATTAATTGAAAGAATAGCCAAAGATGACAAATATCGTCTTATGTGCAAGGGTATTACAAAAAACAAAGTACTAAGACAAGAGCTTTATTCAGAGTGTATAGTTACGTTATTTGATTTTAAAGAAGAGGTTTTTAAGGCTGATAAAGAGAACTACTTATCAGTTTATATTTATGCCGTAATCTATAATATTTGGAATCATAAAGGGGATGTTAAAAAATTTAAGGGTAAAACCTCCCCTCTTTATATGATAGCTGAACATAGGGAAATGCACAAAGAATACATTAACGAGTTAAAGCGAAACGACAATAAGGATAAGAACTTAATAAGAGAGGCGGTTAACGAGCTATCTAAAAAAATGAACTCAGGAAACGAAGAGGATAGATTAGCGGCTCAGTTACTTTGGGAGGTTTGTAATAGCAACAGCCACACAGTAAGCATTAAGAATAACACAAGTAGGTATCAAATTAACAGAAGGATAAACCCTATACTAAAAGAACTTAAACGTAAACTAAATGGATAACATTATAATAGCAATAGTAGCTTGGTGGATAGCTGAGGGATGCGGATTAATTCAAAAGTTAATTTGGTGGTTAATAAAGAAAGGGTATAAGAAAACTAATCGTTTAAAACCTTTAGATTGTCCTTTATGCCTAGCCTTTTGGATTGGGTTAGTGTATAACACTATTGAGTATTCAAGTCCTTTAAACGGGCTTATAAACGCTATTCTATGTAGTTCGTGTGCAATATTAATATCTAAAATATATAGTAGGTTATGAGTTTATACGAATTATCAGTAATATTTTGGTTAATGATTATTTCAGGTACTTTAATAATTAGAGACTTTACAAAGAAATGACCCCCGAACAATATAACCGACTTAACGCTTACCGAACAAATTTAGAGGATGTCCTTAATCATGGTTGTTCTATTGGCGGTCAACTATTAAGAGACATTGATAATCTTTACCACGAAATATACCCAACCGCAGCCCCTACTTCATTCGGTTGTAACGCTTGTATTAATGAAATGCTAAGAACTGTTTATAATACTTTATTGAAATATGGAAACTAAATTTAAATTACTAGACAAGGTAGTCTATGAGTATGTTAATTTCGACAAACCTATTAATATTGTACCAATATCACAGGGTTGTAGTGGCGCACCTTGTTATTTAAACAATGATAAGGTTGTGGGTATTATTAAAAGAATTGAAACTACCCACGTTGAGGAATATTACTTTAATAATCCTGATGATTATGAACAAGAAGAAGAAGGTGAAAACAACTACACTTATACAGAATATTTTATAACAGGTTGGGATAAACCATTAACATCATATATGATTAAATATGCCTAAGATACTTTTAGTTGCTCAACAACATACAGGAGGGGTAGAATACTACCGAATGATTAAACCTAACAATGTACTTCGTAGGCATTACCCAGACTTTCACTTCACAAAAGTTAACGCTATTCATCCAACTGAGGACTTAGACGGTAGGCAAATAGTAAAGAAAGAAGGAGAGCCGGATGTAGAGTTCGCTTTCCGTATCAATGATGACTATTTAAAGTCTTTTGACCTTATCCATTTTTGTAGGGGGATAGCTTTAAAAGACTTATCACAAGGCGTAGCGGATCGCTTAAACAGATTAGGCGTTCCCTTTGGATTAGACTTAGATGATTATTGGGAATTACCCGATGACCACTTACTCGCAGTAACTTATAAAGAACAAGACACCACAAAGAACATTATAGACTCTATTAAATTAGCTCACTTTGTTACAACTACAACGCCTTACTTAGCTAAAGAAATAGAGAAATACAATAAGAATGTTCACGTAATTGAGAACGGGATAGACTTACAAGAACCTGCGTGGCAACCTGACTTTGAAACTAAAGACGTTATGAGGTTTGGATTTATGCAAGGGGCTACTCAGTTAAACGATATGAAGTTTGTTGGCAAAGGAATACAACGAGTATTTGAAAGCAACTTAAAAGGCTATCAATTCGTTATAGGAGGGTTTAACGGGGTGGCGGGTAAAGCATCGAGCTACATTGGATATGAGAAATACATAACTAACAATTTAAACGGACTACATAAATATCCTGAATACCAAAGATACTTATACAACTGTAAACAAGAAGGAAACGAGGCTTGGAAAGATATGCCTTATCGCAGATTATGGGCTACAAAGGTTGAAGAGTTTGGCTACCAATATAACGAGATAGATGTTTCAGTAGTTCCTTTATTAGATACTAGATTTAATAATTGTAAGTCAGAGCTTAAATTAATTGAGGCGGGTGTTAAATGTAAAGCGGTTATAGTAAGTAATGTTAAGCCTTATGACTTATTAGCTAATGATAAGAATAGTTTTATGTGTGATAACACTTACGACTTTTACAGAAAGGTTAGATACTGTTTAGAGAATCCAAACGAGGTTAACGATAAGGCTTGTCAGTTAAGATATGATGTAGTTACAAAACATTCTTTACAAGTTTTGACAGATAAAAGATTATCAATATATTCGCATTATATTAAAAAATGAAAATAGGAATTGGAATAACAACTCACAACAGACCCGAACATCTTGAATGGTGCGTTAAGAGTATTCATAAGTATACTGAGAATTGTAAGGTATATATTTACGATGATAAAGAATCTAAAGGCGTTGCTTATTCTAAAAATATGTGCCTATACAATCTTAAAGACTGTGATTATATTTTCCTATTCGATGATGATTGTGCTCCTAAACAAAAAGGATGGGTAGATTTATTTATTCATTCAGGAGAAAATCATTTACTTTATATGAATAAGTCTTATGAGTATACTTGCGAGTTTGGGGATATAGAATATTATACTAATTGTTCGGGAGTATTTATGTTCTTAACAAAGAAAGTTATTGAGAAAGTTGGGTACTTTAATCCTGAATACGGAAGATACGGACTTGAACACGCTGGTTATTCTAAACGAATTTATCACGCAGGATTAACCAATACAAACTTTCAAGTTATTAAAAGAAGTTCAGACTACTTACACGCTATTGATTTTGACGGTGAGGTAGGGTTCAAACACTTCTCAACTGTAACAGGAGAAGAGAGAAAAAAATGTGAAGAGATAAACGACCCTATATACAGATACGAAACATCAACTAGGAATTATTACTATGACTTCAAGCCTTAGAATATTATTTCACATCCCAACACGTTCAAGACCTGATAGGGCTAGGACTGCGATACAAAACATAATTGATAATTGTGTTGATACTAACTATTTAATATTAGTTAGTTGTGATATTAACGATGAGGCTATGACTGGCTTTACGTTTCAACATCCAAAGGTTTTAATTCATTGGGGTACTTCATTAAATAAGATACACGCTTGTAACCGTTCAATTCATTTAATTAAAGATTGGGATATACTAGTAGCAAGTAGTGATGATATGATGTTCCAAGTTGAGGGGTTTGATAATGTTATAAGATACTCGTTTAGGTCAGATGTATTAAGATTTGCAACACCTATTGAAGATTATAATTATAACCTAAACCAATTTGTTCACTTCTCTGACGGTAATCAGGGGGCTAATGTTTGTACCTTATCTATTATGGGTAGTGAGTATTACAATAGAGATAACTATGTTTATCACCCCGACTACGAGAACTTGTGGTGTGATGTTGAAGCGGGTGACGTAGCAAAGATAAGAGGGTGTTATAAGTATATGGGTAACGATTTAATAATCTTTAGACACCTTCACCCTGCATGGGGTTATCCTGTTCACGATGACCAATACAAAGCCCAAGATAATTTACAAACAAGTGAACGAGATAAATCCGTATATTTAGCACGTAAAGAAAGGAACTTTGATTTATGAAACTTAGTATTTTAATACCTACTATTCCTGAACGTAAGGAAATGTTTAATAGGCTTATCATAGCCCTGATAGCTCAATGGACTGAAGGTGTTGAGATTTGTAGTAATGATGACGAGGGTTCAATAGGAACTAAACGTAACCAACTACTTCAAGAAGCTAGTGGCGAATACGTTTGCTTCATTGATGATGATGATACAGTAAGCTCAACTTACATTCAAGACATCCTAACTGCCATTGAATCCAAACCCGACTGTGTATCTCTCAGAGGAGTAATAACGTGGGACGGTAGTAACCCTGAGATATTTGAACACTCACTAAGATACCCCGCATACGTTACACATACATTACCTGTTAATGGTATTAAGTATGAGAGATACCCAAATCACCTTAACACTATTAAAGCCTCAATAGCTAAACAGTTTAAGTTTCCTGAGATTAACTTTGGAGAGGATAGTGATTGGGCTAAACAGATTCACGACTCAGGATTAATTAATACAGAAGTTTACATAGATAAAGTATTGTATCACTACTTATTTAAACCTAACAAATGAAGTGCATAAGCTACGCCTTATTCGGCTATAACAAAGAACGTAACGCTAACTGTTTCGACTTCGACTCTTATCTTAGAGGCTTAATGATTTCGATTAGAATGAATCGTTTATTATATCCTGATTGGGAAATAGTATTAAACTTAGACCAATCGACTTATGAAGGGTATAAAAACCTATTCGATAGATTACCTATCACTTGTATGATTCACGAACCCGCTCCACTTTGTAAGGCTATGCTTTGGAGAATGAAACCAATTTTTGAAATGGAACATGGGCAATGGAAATACTCTCACGTACTTTGTAGAGACTTAGATAGTCCGGCTACATACCGAGAAGTCCAAGCCGTTAAGTATTGGATAATGAAAGAGAAAGCATTACACGCAATTACAGACTCAGTAAGTCACGATGTACCATTAATGGGAGGTATGATAGGAGTAATGACTAAACACTTTAACGAGAAGGTTGGTAACTCATGGGATAATATGTTAATGGGAACTACAATGGACTTTAGCTTAAAAGGCTCAGACCAAAACTTTCTTAATCATTATGTATATCCTAAGTTCGCAACTAAAGGAACTGAGTCGATTACACAACATTATTTTAACGGTTACTCAAATACATTCTTAAACGATTACCATACTTGTACGTGTCCACCAACTGCGGGGCATAGAAGCGATTGTCCTAACAATACAGAGATAGATTTACCTTACAAGTTAGCAGAGAGTAATTCAGTTTGTGGACATATCGGGGCGAGTGGTTGGTATGAGACCGCTTTGTTTAAATTCCTTCGTGAATATTGGAATGAGTTTGATGACTTATTAGAAGTAGAGAAAGAGTATAAACATATATTTTATTGGGCAAATGCTTAACGAGTTTGGACAATATGAACCACAAGACCCTAAGACGGGTTGGATATTTTTAATAATAACAACTATAATAATATGGACAATAATAATAGTAACATTAAAAAGTATATAGTAGTCTCAACAAACAACAACCCCGACTACTATTTTTATCTACCGTACATTGAGAAAGCATGGGCTACCTATGGTTGGGACTTATGCGTTATGTTAACACATGATGTAGATGTAAACAGATTAGAAGTAAATAGAAAGGAAACTTTACTCTGTGTATTTCCTAGAGTCGATGAGTTAAGAACAGAAACAGTAGCTCAGGCTTCACGTTTATACGCCTCTCACTATTTACCAAAGGATGCCTTAATAATGACTAGCGATATGGATTTACTTCCTTTAACTAATTATTGGAATCCGAACCCAAACGAAGTAACTAACTATGGACACGATTTAACAGGTCACTCGTTCTTCCCGATGGGATATACTGCTATGCTTGGTTCACGTTGGGTAGAGGTAATGAGACTAACACACGACCAAAAAGCTGATATGTTAAGAGATGCACACGAATTTAAAATAGCCTTTAGTGAGGATTGGGAGAAGTGGTGGAATCATGATTGGACAGTATTAACAGATAGATTAAGAGTAGTCCCGGTTACTTCTATTGAACGTGGCAAACGTCCTGACGGTGTATTTGCTAAAGGTCGAATAGATAGAGGGGACTCAATGAAGTTAATACCTAGAGAGGATTGGATAGACGCACATTGTGAGAATCATAATGTTAAGCATCCTGATAAACTTAATAGATTTTTACATATATTTGAAACTGTTTACGGTAAATTATGATAGTAACCTGTGCCTTTAGAGAGCCTTATCTCTCACATAACACTAAGCAACTTGAAACTTTAAAGGGAGTACCCGTACTTTCTTTTAGAGATTGTTTACCTTATGGTGAAGGATTAGTAACTGAGAATATAGTAGAGAGGTTTCAAAAGTCATTGTATGGGTTCAAGCCTCATGCTATTCAAAAGGCTATTGACTTAGGCTTTAAGAAAGTTATTTGGTTTGACCCTTCAGTATATCCTTTAGAGTCAGTACAGACTATCTATGACCAATTAGATAAACATCCAATGTTAGTTATAAAAGGAGATAGGCATATAAAAGATATGACCGCTAAATGGTTGTTAGATGAATTTAAACATTATGACATTAATCATATCGGAGGCACTATTTACGCTTTTAATTTTAATAATCAAAATACGTTAGACTGTTTTTATAATTGGAGGGACTTAGAAATTAGCGGTTACTTCGGTGACCAAGAAGAATTTATGAAAGGACATTGGGCAGATGAATCTTGTATGGCTTTATGTATGGCTATTTGCGGAATAGAGCAAGTAAGTCTAAATTTTAAATATAGAAACCAAAAGGATGGAACTCTATAAAGACCAAATACACAACGCCCCATTCATTGAGACTTGTACTCACATTTGGAGTGATGATGTTTCCCGTCCTAACAAGTCGGGGGTTTGGGAATACTACTTATCAATATCTAAAGAGTTTAATAAGCCTTTAGTTAATCAAACTAATATACCAAACAAAGCTATTATATTTGTAGGGATGTGTCATATACTTGAAAGTGTATTCGACCAACTACCAAGAGAGGGTGAATATATTATAGTACATAGAACTAATGATAGACCGTTCACAAAGCAGATGTATGACCGTAAACCAACAAGTGTTAAGTATGTTTATACAGTAGACTCAAGAGTTACTGCTGATGATGTATTCGCTATTCCTTTTGGTAATGCCTCAATTAATGGAGCTGACCCTTTTATTGAAGAAATAGCAAACGAACCTAAACGGGATGTTAGTACTCAATTATTTGTTTGTTATAACACAAACGCCTCAACACCGCATAGAACTGAATCTATACAAGTATTAAGAAACAAACCTTTTGCTTTTGTTTATGAACTTAACTATCCTACTATTCAAATGGCGGGAGATGAATTTTATCGTAATGTAAAGGCTCATAAGTTTACAATGGCTTTAGCCGGATGCGGTGCAGATGCTTCAAGACAATGGGCAGCTATTCAATTAGGTTCTATTCCTATTGTAACTGATTGTCCTGAGATGCGACACTTTGAGGACTTACCGTTAATATTTTGTCCTAAAGATATGCACGAGATTACAGAAGAATGGTTATCTTTACAATCAGTTGAGGGTAAGAGTACAGAAAGAATGAGAGCAAGTTATTGGATTAAACATATAAAAGAAAGATGGTAAACATAGCAGGACATACAATAGAAGAATCGTTACTAGGTGACGGTGTTATTATCGATGTAGGTTGTAGAGACTTTCAATTCGCTAACTACTTCTATCCTAATACAGTCTATTGCATAGACCCCGACGAAAATGTATTTAAGGGTGCTAACATCTTAGACTCCCGTATTCATATGAACGTAGCTATCTCCGATAAAACAGGAGACTCAGGTTACTATGAGAATGGTGAGGCTACTTGTTTACAAGAGATTGACCCCGATAAAAACCACCCATTTAAACCTTGTAAGACAATTACAATGGATGACCTATACAAGATTACGGGTGAGAACGTAGATGTCTTAAAACTTGACTGTGAAGGTGCTGAGTACATTATCTTAGGGGAAACCTTTAGACCTATTCCTAAACAAATAAGTGTGGAGTTTCATAATCACTGTGTACCCGCATTACATCAAGAGAAGTATAAGGAAATAGTTGAGAGATTATCAGAACACTATACAATGCACAACGACGTTTGGGAACAACGTCATGGATGCGGATTTAATTTTTGGGACACATTATTTATAAAAAAATGAAAGCACAATTTACACCAACAAACAATGACCTAAGTTACTATCCCTTATTATTTAAGGCGTTAGAAGAAACTAAAGGGGACGTATTAGAATTAGGAACGGGACATGGTTCGACTGTACTTTTGCACGATTATTGCAAAGGTAAAAGAAACCTTTATTCTTTTGATGAGAAGCCTGAATGGTTAAATAAGTTCACCTACCTACAATATAATGAAAATGGAGTTCATCACGAATGTCATCACGTTATGGGTGTAGAAGGTTGGCGTAAAGTATTCCAACCTAACAAGAACCCCTCAGTCATCTTTATAGACCACGCACCGGGAGAAGACCGCAAACAAATGATACTAGACTTCAAAGACACTAAAGGTATTATTGTTTGTCACGACACAGAACCCGCAGCAGACCACGGCTATCAAATGCGTCAACACTTTCCCCTATTCAAATACAAAGTTGAGGTTAAAACAAACGGAGCATGGGCTACCGCATTAAGTAATGAAATCGACATAACTAAATGGGATGGTGAAACCTTTGGAGATTATAAAATAAGCCTATGAACTTCGCCCTACTAAACTACCAAACAGAACACTACCTAACTATAATAGGTGAAATAACTATAATACTAAACTAATGGCAAGAGATAAATTAATTCAAACTCCTGAGGAATTAGAAACCCACTTTAAAAACTATTGCGATTGGGTTAAATCAAATCCTATATTAGTTCAAGACTTTGTAGGTAAAGATGGTAACGAAGTACATAGAGAGAAACAAAGACCTTTAACTATGGAAGGGTTCGAGGTGTTTTGTTTTAATAACCAAATTATCAACGACTTAGGGGATTATTTTTCAAATAAGAATGACCGCTACTCAGAGTTTTCCACTATCTGTTCGCACATTAGGAAAGCAATAAGAGCTAATCAAATCGATGGAGGTATGGCAGGAATCTATAATCCTTCTATTACTCAAAGACTTAACGGGTTAACTGAGAAAACAGAAACAAGGTTGACAATGGAGCAACCATTATATCCTGATGTTCCAGAGAACGACGGCAGTAAATAGAATACTTAAACTAACCAAACGTAAAAAGGTTATACAAGGGGGGACATCGGCAGGTAAGACTTTCGCTATCCTTTCTATTCTTATTGATAAATGTTGCAAGACACCTAAGTTAGAAGTCTCAGTAGTTTCCGAGACTATCCCCCATTTAAGACGGGGTTGCTTAAAAGACTTTATTAAGATAATGCAGTTCACAGGTAGGTGGGTTGACTCAAACTATAACCGTACTTTATTAACCTATGTATTCTCTAATGGTTCTTATATCGAGTTCTTTAGTACAGACCAAGAGGATAGATTAAGGGGTGCAAGGCGTAACGTCTTGTATATTAACGAGGCTAACAACATCGACTTCAATTCTTATTATCAATTAGCTATTCGTACCTCTCACGATATTTTCTTAGACTTTAACCCTACTGAGTCATTTTGGGGACATACTGAGGTATTAAGAGAAACAGACGCAGAGCTTATAGTATTGAACTACAAAGACAATGAGGCTTTACCCGCCAATGTTATTATCGATTTAGAACAGGCTAAAGAGAAAGCTAAGACTTCAAGTTATTGGGCTAATTGGTGCAGGGTTTATATTGACGGGGAGATTGGTACGTTACAAGGTGCGGTGTTTGATAATTGGGACACAGTCGATTCTATTCCGGCTGACGCTCAGTTAATATCTCATGGTTTAGATTGGGGCTTTACTAATGATGAGACGGGTGTTATATCTGTTTACCGTATGAATGGTGAGCTTTACATTAAAGAGTTAATCTATTCAAAGGGGTTAACTAATAACGATATAGCTAACAAACTACATGAGGTAGGGGTATCACGTCAACAGTTAATTATAGCGGATTCAGCCGAACCTAAAAGCATAGAGGATTTAAGGAGGCTAGGTTTTAATATACAACCTGCTAAGAAAGGTCAGGATAGTGTTAGAGCCTCAATAGATATTGTTCAAAGGTATAGACTTCATATAACAAGCGACTCTATTAATTTAATTAAAGAGATACGTAATTACGTTTGGGAAACCAACAAAGCGGGGGAGCAAACGAGGTCGCCAATCGATTATATGAACCACTTAATTGACCCTCTTAGATACGTAGCATTAAACAAGCTGACTAATAAGAGTTCAGGTGTTTATCACATAGAATAAGATAACTCTTCACCTGTTAAAGAGAAGTAAATGTTTTGAAGGGAGTGGACGTATTTAACTTGAGTAATAAGGTCACCAACACCATTTCTTTTTTTACATACATAAATCCCATAAATAAACTCGTCTCCAGAAGGGGTAGATACTGTGCAATTAAGTTTTACATAAACCCTATTAAAGCCTTTTGTTATCATACCATTATCCCATCCAAACTTAACCAACCATTCTTCTGTTAGGGGGATGGGGTGAATATCCCCTCCATGAGTTGCACCTATTAGATTAGGTTCTGTAACTATGCTCATAAAAGAGTCATCCGACAATGATTTAACCCTTACGTCTTTATTGGTATTATGTACCCAATTGCCTATACGAAGTTCGTTTGCTTTCATGGTGCTAATATAAGAATAACATTAACAAAAGCCTATATTTTTTACTTATATAGGTATGCAATTAAATCTACCTAAAGATATTGGAGAACTTACTGTAAAGCAATTCCAAGACTTGACAGTTATTTACAATTCAGATAAAGACTTACTCGATAAAGGGGTTGAGGCTATCTCGTTATTATCGGGAGTTCCTGAAAAAGATGTATGGGATATTGATTACAAGGAGATAGGGAAACTATTTACCCATGTAAGCACTTTAATGCAGTCTAAACCTAAAGAGGGTTTAAGAAAGTGGATAGTTTGTAACGGTAAAGTTTACAAAGCAGTTACCGATATTTCAAAGATAAGCACAGGTCAATATTTAGATTTAAAGAATTTAAGCAAGGATGATAATTGGATAGTTAATATGCACTTATTGTTAGGTTGCTTATATCTACCCGTTAATTGGTATGGTAAAGCAAAGAAGTACAACGGGGAGAAACTACCTGAGATTAGTAAGGATTTATTGACCGCAAAGTTAAAAGACGTGTATGGTCTGCTTTTTTTTTATTCAGCCGTATTAGAGAAGTTGAGTCCAATTATCCAAATGTCTTTGGAAGAGGCGTTACAGACGATACAGGAAACATTGACCGAGATAAACAACGATTCACAGGTTTCGTAGAGGTATGGGGATGGCGTTATGTTATTTATCAGGTAGCTACATTTTACCCAAACATAACAGAGGATGAAATTTACGATTGGGAGTTGGTTAGATTTTTAAATGACTTAGCGTTCATGAAAGATAAAGGGGAGTATGATTTAGAAGTAGCTAGGCAACAAATGATTCAGAATGGCATTAGATAAAATAGAGGCTATATGTACTAAGTGGATTATTGACGTAGCCAATGATATGAAGGCTGAGATTAACCGATTGGTTAAACATGGAGGCGGTCAGGAGTCAGAGCTTGAAGGTAGTGTTAGTCCTTCGGTTACGGTACTAAGTAATGGCAATGTAGTGGTAGCCTTATCAATGGCTGACTATTGGGTTTTTGTTGAGAAGGGTAGAAAAGCGGGTAGTAAAATGCCCCCGTCTAAACCTATTGAGGATTGGATTAAGGCTAAAGGTATTAAGGTTGAGCTTACAGTTAAAAAGAATACTAAGAAAAGAAAAGGCATAACTAAGGTACAAAGGAATTTAAGTTTTGAGAATAAGGTTAAAGGTTTAGCTTTTGTAATGCGTAGGTCAATAGGTAAAAAAGGAATTAAACCCCGTCCATTCTTTGACAAGGTTTTTAATCAGTCAAGAATAGATGAGCTTAAAAATATGTTAGCACCCGTAATGAAAGAAGAATTTATAATTGAATTAAAGAATGGCAATTAGCATACTTAGCAGTCCCGGTACTCACACGCCCGGATATAATGAACAGTACTTTGTTGCTAGTTCAAGTAACTCAAATCAAACAGGATTTAGATATGTAGTTGCGGTTACTGTTGGTTCAGATACTATAACAGAGAAGATTAATAAGCGTCCTGATAATGGTCAACTTTATTTTGACCCTTCGAGAATAGTACAGAGTTATTTAGATAATACTTTTGAAAGCACATTAAATATTCCTTCTTATGCTGAGGACTCTATTATCTATGTTACAGTAGGAATTACAGAAGAGTACGGTTCACCCGTTTCAGGGTTTGCGGGTGCATCAGGTTCTTATTATGCTTGGAATGCAGCTTATCAAGCTCACGACTTCTCTACTTATACCTATTCAACAACAACATTAGCTAAGGACTTAACCCTTGCCCCTAGCTATACAGATACTATTAATTTCAACCAATCATATTTATATAAGATTTGGCACAAAGGATTTGGGACTACTACTCTTTATCAAATGAGAGTTATATGTTATGATTCAAATGCTGCAATGATTCAAGACACAGTCATAAGGACACAATATACAAACTATGCAGATTATAAACAGAACCTAGTATTGGTTAATATAAGTCCTGCATCGTTTAACTCAATGGATTTATTTTTACCTGCGGGTTATGTAACTAAGACTTTTGGAATAGATGTTATTCCTAATACTACTTCTTACTATACAGTAGAGTGGTATAACTCAGGAGGGGCTACGGCAGGTAGTAATTTATATAGAGTTAACATAGACTCTATGTGTTATAAATACGATAGGACTGTATTACACTTTCTTAATCGTTTAGGTAACTATGACTCTTTTACTTTTAATTTATTGAACCGTAAAAATTCAGAGAAGAAAACATCAGAGTATAAAAAGAATCCATTTTTTAATGTAAGTAATGATTTGTTTTATCTAAACTATAAGTCTGACACAGTTACTTATGCAACAACGATAACTAATAAGATAACTCTTAATAGTGATTGGATTACAGACGCTCAGGCTACTTGGTTAAAAGAATTGTTTATGAGTCCTTCTGTAATATTAGAAGACTCAACGGGTGCTTTATTTGCGGTTAAGGTTACAGATACAAGCTATGAGAGTAAGCAAAAGGTTAACGATAGAGTATTTAATATCACAGTCAATTTAGAATATAGTTACCAAGATATAAGACAAAGAGGTTAATGTTTACTACTGAATTAATAGTTGGTACAAGTCCAAACGGTTATAGTTTAGATTTACAGAATGAGATACCAATCTCAATAAATTTATCTATTGCTGATATTAGAGAGCCTGAGAAAAGAAACGGCTCTTATTCTAAGACTATTAAGTTAAAAGGAACAAAGACTAATAATAAATTTTTTGAACATACCTATCAAGTTAACGTCTCGACTAATAGTTGGAACGCTAATATAAAGACTCCTGCTTATGTATTACAACAAGGCTCAGTAGTATTCGAGGGGTATTTAAGACTCTTACAAATTAACGCAACTCAGGTTAATGGTGTTAATGATATTGAATACGAGGTATCAATATTTGGAGATAACAATACTTTATTTGCAGGGATAGGAGATTCTAAGTTACAGGACTTAGATATGTCAGAGTTCGACCACGTTTACTCAAGACAAAATATTATAAACAGTTGGGCTTCATTAATCAAAGTTAGTGGTGTCGATGTACCTTTTGCTATTGGTAACGGGTATACTTATCCTTTAATTGATTATGGATATAATAATTTTAACGCTAATTCATATCCTGTTGAGACTTGGCGACCTGCTATATTTGTTAGAGAGTATATTGATAAGATATTCGCAGCAGCCGGAAAAACTTTTACCTCAACATTCTTTGATTCAGCTTTCTTTAAGAAACTAATCATACCTCACAACGGGGATAAGTTCACAATGTCAGCAGCTAACTTAGCTTTAAGAGAGTTTTTAGCAGGTGATACGGGTGCAAGTGTAGCACAAAACCACACAATAATATTAGGTACTGCGGGTGGTTATTGGCATGGGTTTGGTAGTACTGTTGTAGGTAATCACACATTAGATTTAAAGTTTAATGATGATACTACTAATCCTTATACAGACCCTTCAAATATTTACGACCCAACTACGGGGATTATTACTATTCAGTCAACAGGAAAGTATAGCATAACTGCAAAGGTAGATTGGCAATTAAAACTTAATTATCCTGCGGGTACTGCAAGTTTAAGTCAGTCATCACACCCATATCACTATAAACTATTAAAGTCTACGGATGGTGGTTCTACTTGGACTATTGCAGATACACAATTCATAAACGATTCAACTCCTTTAAGTTCAAGTTACGCTAATATAACTTATAATTATAACTATTCATCTACTGCGTTAATGTATGCGGGTGAGAAGTATAAGTTAGCAGTTAACGCTTTAGTTAACCAAACAACAGGGGATATGGTTTTTGTTGGTGGTTCGGGTAACGGCTCTATTGATGCAAGGCTTCGTTCAAGTGCTACTTTAAAGTTCACTCTTACTAATAATCAATTTAGTCCGGGTCAAACAATAACAATGAATGACGCTATCCCTAAAGATATTAAACAAAGGGATTTTCTTACATCGTTATTTAAAGCATTCAATTTATACGTTGACTTAGACGCTAACAATCCTGATAACTATTTAATTGAGACTAGGGATGACTTTTACGCTGCGGGTGAGACTAATAATTGGTCTAGTAAAATAGCTTGGTAACTATATTCTAAATTGACTGTGATATTAAATACTCTATCGTTA